ACAACAGCGGCTACAGGAAACTTCACAACACTTGGTGCTACATTCTTACAAGTAACTAACGGCGGCTCAATACATACTATTACTGGACCATCAAATTCGGGCGGTGCATTAGCAATTTCAAACGGTGTTTCTAATGGTAACAATCCCTGCCTAGTAGTTGGCGGATCTGGTGATATTAATATAACAACCGGTGGTTCTTTGTTCTTTGGTAGTTATAGCTACGCCGGCGGAACATATATTCGTGGAAACGCAACAGGCGAACTTTACATTTACCGTGCAGGTAATAATAACTTCCAAACAAACGGTAACAACATGCAGGTCAACGGCACACTATTTGTTACAGGCGACCTTTACACCAACTATTCAGACGAAAGACTCAAGAATCGTATAGGAAAAATTGAAAATGCGCTTGAAAAAGTGCTACAATTAGAAGGTTTCTACTATACTCCTAACGAAACAGCAGTTGCATTAGGCTACAAAGCAGGTCAAGTTAAAGGTGGTCTTTCTGCACAACAAGTAAACGCTGTTTACCCAGTAGCAGTTACTCCTGCAAGTTTTGATTTAGACGAAAATGAGCAGTCAAAATCTGGCAAAAACTATCTAGGTGTCGACTATGAGCGTCTAGTGCCCTTGCTAGTAGAAGCTATGAAAGAACAGCAAGCTCAAATAGAAGAGCTAAAATCGCAAATTAAGGCGTTGACGCCATAAATATATAACAAATATAGGAAGCTAATAACATGCCTTTATACATTGGTAACACAAACGTAATCCCCGGAATATATCCCTTACCTTCCGCTGATTCGCAATCTAGGGGCGCTACCTTAGTAACTGACGGAACACAAGCGTACTGGAGTTATCCAGGATTCCCAGGCGGCAATCCAGTAGCTGGATATCGATATCGTAGCATTATTACTCACGGATTTAGTTGCGCTGGCTACAAGGGCAGTAATTCTTGGAGAGCGTTGAATAAAACATGGATGCTTTCTGAAATAACATATTATTGTGGTGAACAAGTAGATCGCGCTGGCGACTACATGGACGGATTTTATTCAGATTACAACGGTTATGCTCTAGGTATGAACAACGGCTTTGGCGGCACATCGAACCATACATCTAGCTTTAACTTATATACAGGTATTAGTCGTACATGGGGCGGCGGAACATTCAGTCCGTACTCATTTGGCTACAACGGTGATAATCCTCGTGACGTTATGGGATACGGCACAGTCGGCGGTTGGGACATGTCTTCCGGTCGTCGTGTATTCGGAGCGTCAAGCGCGGCCAATTACCAATATGGATATGCAACAGCCGGTGGCCCACAAGGCACAGAAAAGATGCACTTTGCTACAGAAATTATGTACACTACAAACGGTAATAACCGAGGTGGTGGTAACTGTACTGGTGGTGCAGGCCAAGACATTAGTTGGTGGTCTATTAACGGCGGTCAGAGCGGTATGTACCACTCAAATGACAGTTGGTTTGGCGGCCCAATTGGTGTTACTCCAGACGGATTTATGAAATGTCTAACAACTAAGTATGGTTGGCATTATATTGGAACAGGTAACAACGTACAGCAAGGTCGTGTACGTTTCAATGACACAAGCGGTAACGCTCAAAGTTATTTTAGCCAACTTTCTGCATACGGCGAAGACGTTATGATGGCGGGGCAAGACTGGGGATATATGACCGGTCAATATGACGGCCAGCAAAATAATATGTGCGATAAAACAACTTATAATAACGATGCACAAACACGCATGGGACCGACGACACGTAACAAAGGTCACTACGGAGCAAGCTCGGGCGTAGCAATGAGCGCGGCCGCAACAGTAGCATCATCAGGACGACCAGGAGTATAATATGGCAGAAGAACAGCAATCTCAGAGCGGTAACTATTCAGTAGACTTTTGGGACGTTTCGATTGCTCCAAACGTCGAGGCTTTACCTCCCGCATTATACCAAGGCCCAGAAACACCAGCTAACCCCTTTGTAAAAGCTGGTAAAGTTTTTATGATTGTAGGTTGTAATACTATAGATCCAAAATGGTATGATACTTCTACTGGCGATCCTGCATTATGGTGCCAAGAATTATATCAATTGCTAGGAGTTACTTGTGTTTGCATGAGCGAACACTTATACGAAACTTTGAGCCCATATTGGCAAGGAGAGAAAGTTACTCTTATAACAGAAGAACTTGCACTCAATGGCCGTCAGTTTTTTGGCGACTATCGTGCCGCGGCAAAGATTTGGATTCCAAACACTGAAGCGACAATCAATCCTGATGCTCCTAACTATATCAAACGCGAAGTAGAACTAACAGATAATATTGTTTCCCAAGTAGCTGAATTTATGTTTATATTTGCTAGAGAAGCAGTACAAGATGAATTTGAACGTCGTTTCTTGCGTATGCGTCCAGGTGGCACATGCGAAGCTGTGAGCTGGGAAACACAAAAACACGAGGCTAGAGAGTGGCTAGACAAACAAGGTCAAAATGGATCACGCACTCCGTTTTTAGATTATCTAGCTGTCGAGCACGGTAAAGATAAAACAGAACTAGCTAATAGAATTTTAGAAAAAGCCGAAGTATATCAAGACGCACTTTCTGATCTATTAGTACAAGAACAGAAGATAGTTAAGGATTTCAAATCATGCACCACTGTATGGGATATGAACATTAAATACGAGCAGTATTTTGGTCTTCCTATACCGATTAATCAGGCAAAGTCAATGGGACTAACGGAAGGCCCCGATAGTAACATTAGAACAACTGAGGTGCCACATGGATTCCAATTCTAACAAATCAACATTAATACAAGATACACTTAATTCAAAACATCCTGAACCTAGGGCAAAGCGAGTAGACGAAGACTTTTTAGATCGATATGATCTAGAAGATTTTGAAAAAGAAATCATGCATTATGCTATTCATTCCAATATGGGAATGACTGCTTACCAATGCGCAAACTTCGTTGCTCGAAGCCAAGTAACTCCATGGCGCCAAGTACGTCAAGCATATATGGAACTTGAGGTTCGTTATCACGCTTATCAAGAAATTAAAACTAGCCTCCGTAAGGCTGAATTAATTAAGAAAAAATGGTTGCGCGACCAAGCAGAAGCAACTGATGAGATCGCAAAAGAAATGTTACAAGTAGACATTGATAAAAACGAATACGATCTTACAATTTATAAACGCAAACTAATTCAAGCCGAACGCGAAATTAACGCATTCTTAGATGTAGTTAAGCATTTTGCTAAAACTGAAGAAGATTTACGTTACTATGCTGAGGATAACCCAGACGAAGAACGCAAGTACTGGATTGCACGTATGGGCAAACAAGCCGCAATTGATGTTATTTCTTACGGTCGTGTAGGTTCTGGTAATATGGAAAGCATCTCAATGATGCCGGAAGAAGATCAGCTCGAAACGCTATCATTAGCCATGAAATACAGTGGCATGGTGCAAGCAGGCATACATAATATATCACTGGGCGTACAAGGCCAGATTGATAAAATGCTAGAGAGTAAAGATGAAAGATTACCAGACATTGTCAAAGACGCAGAAAATATTCAGCTTGCCGGTCAACCCAAAATTAACGGAACAACAGTTCTATAATTTTTTAGAGTTTTGTAAACAATATAAGGAGTGGATTTTTGATGTATATTTTACATCAAGGATTCCTCCTTTTGCACAAGATGCAATGGGCGACGTGCTTGTAACACAACAAGATGCTATTTCGGCTATCGAAGCCGCATTGCATATCCAGCAAGAAACTGGTATAACTGCGTGTGCAACATTCAATAATATTGAAGTACCCCCAACCCAACAATATCTAGAAATATGGTTAGAGTCCTTTCAACCATTATATGACGCAGGTATTCGATCTGTAATTATTCCGCACATACACTGGATGGCAACTGGACAAATTAAAAATAGGTATCCAGACCTATATGTAAAAAATACGATCTTAAGAAATGTAACAACAGGTGCAGAGTTTGTTGCTTACGCTAAAGCAGGGTTTGATTATATCTGTGTTGATAGAGATTTAATGCGAGATAGAGATGCATTATTAAGATTAAAAAAAGCCAAACAGTTTGTTAAAGAAACAATGAACAAAGATGTTACTATTAGTTTATTAGCAAATGAAGGATGTTTAGGGGCTTGCCCAATGATGGACGAACATTATGAATTTAATAATACCAGAGACCAAAATCGACCACAGTATTTTGCAGACGCTATTAGCAGAGTCAGCTGTCCTAAGTGGGATCATGAAGATCCTGCGGTACCTTTAAAGACCGCTAATTTACCGCCGTGGAGAGCAGACTGGGAAGAATTCTTTGATTTGGGTGTTGATGTTTTTAAAATGCATGGTAGAGAAAGCATAAACCGATTTAATGAAACACTTGACATTGTTCGCAAATATGTTGCAGGTGAAGAAATTCTTGCAGACGGCTTTGAAGAATTTATTGAGGATACTAACCTAATAGAAAAACCAATTAATATTTGGCGCGAAAAAATTAAGAACTGTAAGTTTGAATGTTGGGAATGTCAGTATTGCGATAAAATTGTTAGTAAGAAACAACAAGAAAAGATAAGTCCTAAGGTACAACATGCAGTCGATGCAGTATTGCATAGTGCAATGAATAATATTGACATTGATGTTATTGGATTAACAAGTTGGAAAATGGAAAGTTTAATTAATAAACTTGCAAGCAATTCCACACGTTATTTAGAAATCGGAAGTGCGTTAGGAGCAACAGCATGTGCGGCCTTAAAAAATAATAAGTTAGAAGTAATATGTGTCGACACTTGGGAAGACACTTTCCAACCAGCAAACGAATTGTTCGTAATGCCGGAAAATAAGAAAGAAGATTTTATTACCAATGTCAAACGATACAAAGGCGAAAATAAAGTCATTGTTTACGAAAGCGATATGCTAATGGTAAACAGAGAAGAAATTACTGATGTTGATTTTTTATTCTATGATGGCCCACACGACATTGGATCTACAATAAAAGCCTTAAAATACTATGCACCGTGCTTATCTAACGAAGCAGTTATCTTAGTTGATGACGCTAATTGGGAAGGTGTAGTTCAGGGAGTAGACGAAGCTATACGTGCAATTAATGTCGATGTGCTATATTCTAAAGTAGTATTAAACGATCAAGAAGATATTAATGCTTGGTGGAACGGTTTTTATCTTTTAGTAGTTCGAAAGAAATTAACCTAAGATATCAATTACGGTTTGTATTTTAGCTCTTATAATTTTATTATTTAGAGTTACTCGTACGCCGTTGTGCAATGGCTTCGGCCAGTGATCTAAATCGCACCAGCAATATCCACTATGTTCGTTGTTTAATTTAGGAATAAATTCTTCTTTTACTAGCAACAAATAAGTGTGATAATAAAATTCTTCATCCTTAGAAATGTATTGTTCTAAAGGAATGAATTTATCAATCTGCGGCAAAAATCCTAATTCTTCTTTAATTTCTCTTTGAAGAGTGTCAATGGGTGCTTGATCCATTGGTTCATTTTTTCCGCCAACAATACCCCAAGTTCCGGCAGTTTTTCCCTGGTTACGATGCAAGAACAGTAGCCTTTTTGTATCTTTAGATAGAAATATTCCACCACTACAAATTATATTCATATTATAATACGCCAGTTTTCAGGAGCGTATTCTCCTTCAAAGCTCTTGCTCCATATTTCACCGTCCCATAGGTACTGTATTCCAGTACGTAAGTTAGTTATATATGTTAGCGTACTTACACTTTTCGAACTGAAAATTACGGACCAGGTAGTTCCGTCCCAGGTGATAATGTCGTTAGCGTTTGCTACTAGATATGTATTGTCACTATTTTTCCATGCTGTTGCCGCAGTACCTTGACCTAATGCAACTGCTAAATTTGGGTCTGTATTAATATCTTCTAATATTAGATATCTAATTCCGCTAGTTGGATTGGATGGAACAAATGTAGTAGGATCTATAATAGCATCTATGTATGTTTTTCCACTTCCCTGGGGAACTTCAGTGTTAGCAGGTATTGTATCAGCATCTATATCTAAATGCATAATTGATTCATTTAATGGATCTAGACTAATACGGGCACTAATTTCTTCACCACTAGGTTTCATGAGTCTAATTTGAGTCAATCCCGCAATAAATTTGCCAGGATATAAATCTAGAATTCTATACCAGTTTACATCTGATCCATATTTTACAGGAGCTTCTCCGGTACTATTAGATACATGTACTCCCGGTGCTACAAGTTTAGCGGTATTGTTTACAACCAACAAACTATAATTTCCTATAGTTGTTGCTAGTATACTCGAGGGCGATCTTCCTTCAAAGTAATTAACTGAGTCGATATTTTTAAAGTCACCGCCTTCAATTGTTCCCGGAGCTTCTACAAAGATTGAAGTAATAATACTTGTAACAATTCCCATTTGTTTAACTTTTGCAGGAGTTGTTAACCATGCTGGTGCTAAAAATTGCATAGTAGCAATGTCAATATCTTGTTCAGTGCCGGCTGGAATTTGTCTGTTAGTCCAAGTCATGTCTGTAAGTTCTAGAGTACTTAAACTAGTCCAATCTAAATAGTTGTCGGTAGTTTGTAGTTCTAAGCTAGGACGGAACAACACTAATAATTGTTCTAAAATTTGTAATTTTTGATCTGTATTAGTTGTCCATATATCTGCTTGAAATGTTAAGTCGTAAGGCACAGGCATTAATCTTTCTACGGTATAATTTTCTCCCATAGTATTAATGTATTCTTCTTGCCCTGTTTCAGGATTAACCCAAGTATCTCGTTCTTTAATATGCACCTTACTAACATGAGTAGGATCTTGTAATCTTGATCTTGCGATACTTAAATTTTTAATATAGCAAGAAATCATCGGAGCAGACGGCATAGTGTTTTCACTATTTTTGCGTTGAATATTTGCAACTTGACGATTAGTATCACCGTATCGAACTGGAACCTGAATAAGTTTGCCCTTAGCATCTTTATAGCTAAAGCTACTCATTAATCTCATGAATTGTGTTAGATAGCGTCTTATTTGACCATCATAAAAATGTTGAATTTTAATTCTCCTTATTCGTCGGCCTTGGCACGTAGTACTTTACTTAATGCTTGACGCTGTACCACAACCTTATTAGCGATTGTAGCAGTTGTTGTATTATTAATAAATCCGGTAATTTGAGTTTGGCGTGTTTCTGAATTAGGATGTGTTGCGGTACCGTCAAGTGGCTTGTTGGTAATATCCATTCGTAGATTATCTTCATACTTAATCCAGTGTGCGCCATCAAATCTAAACAACCGCATAGGATAATAGTCTGTTCTTAAATGGAATTGCCCCTTGACAGGTCTTTTTGGCCAATCAAGTCCGAAGCTATAGGGAGCACCGTTCGGCGGCGTTCCGTCGTCGGTCAAATAGCCCACATAAAAGTCTTTTTCAGGACTCCTTAGTATAACACTAGCATCTATTGCGCCTTCGTGTGTTAAGTCTACATTAGTATCACTAACATCCTCGATATCAACTTTGCCTTCGTTGTTTAGTGGTAAAACAAAGAATGGAGTTGTATCGTAGCCGCTTCTAGGAACATCTGCTTCCGCTTGTGCAATCACCGCTTCATTTACAGCCAGTTGATTATTTGCAGTCGACATCAAATCTCTAATAGTAGTATCAAGTTCTTGACCCGTACTTTGGTTAACAATTTTCTTATCAAGAATTTCGCTAAACTCTTGACTATCGACCATTGGTACACATTTTAATCGCAATAAATGCGGGTACCAAGTAGGACTAAATCCTGATGCGGCCCGTGTAACTTCTTCTATAACATAAAATCTTTTTAATGCGACCATTGCATCATCTAATGCATATTCATCTTTTAAATGCGGTAATTCTAATACATCACCGGGCATTAGTTTTCTGCCCACCATTTCTACACTAGAACGCAGATGCACATGTAACAGTATAGTGTCGTTTTGTAAAAAAATACCAAATTGACTTAGGTTAAAAGCAACGTCCTGCATTTGATAAATTGCTCTACAAATATACACATCCGGAGAATAATGTCTATCTCTATTTTCCATAAACAGTAGATCCTGAATACCTAGTTCTGGTATAGGATTAGTATTATTTGGAAGTGCAGGAGTCGCACTCCCTGATTCAGGCGCAACGGGCCCTAGATATTTGTGTATGTAAATATCAGTTCCGCCCACTTGAAATTGTTCGTTGATCACGCGGTCAATAAACTTAAAATCGGCACCTTTTTCTGGCTTGTATAAAGAGAGTCTTGGCATAGTAATGTATTTAACTAAATATAAGCATGAGTGATATTCAAACAGCCCGCAAGGAAATAACTGATTATTGTAAAGCAATGCTAGGCGAAGGCATGGTCGATGTCGAACTAGATCCTATACATTATAAAACAGCTATTGATCGCGCCCTAGCAAAATACCGTCAACGTAGTAGCAATTCTGTAGAAGAAAGCTACTGTTTTCTTACGCTTGATACTGATGTTAACGAATATACATTAGCACCAGAAGTTACTAGTGTCCGTGAAGTATTTCGTAGAAGTATTGGTTCTAGAACAGGTGGCGGTGATGGCGGCACATTATTTGAACCATTTAATTTAGCATATACAAACACATATTTGTTAAGTTCTAGTAATATGGGCGGTTTAGCAACTTACGAATTATTTGCAGGCTACCAAAAGCTAGTTGGTAAAATGTTTGGTAGTTATATCATGTTTAACTTTAATTCTACATCAAAAAAGTTAACAATACAACAACGTCCTAGGGGACAAGAAATATTGTTATTATGGGTAACAAACAGTCGTCCGGAATTTACACTATTACAAGATAATTTTGCAGGCCTGTGGATTAAAGATTATTCTCTCGCACAATGTAAAATGATACTAGGCGAAGCACGTTCTAAATTTGCTCAAATCGCAGGTCCTCAAGGAGGAACGCAACTTAACGGTGATGCGCTAAAAGCCGAAGGTGCGGCCGCAATTGAAAAATTAGAACAAGACATAATAAACTATGCTAGCGGAGAAACTCCGATGTGGTTTGTAAGAGGCTAATATGAGAGCCAGAGAATTTCTCAAAGAAGAATCGGCTATGTCGCTTGTGAAAAAAGTAGCCTCTGCTAATGGCATTGCAAATCCTAATTTAATTAAAGTAGGACAACAACTAACTCTACCAGGCGGGAACACTTATACTGTGGCAACTGGGGATACATTGTATAATATAGTTACTGGACAGTTTAAAGGTAAACCACCAGTTGCTGGATCTGTAAAAACAGGTCCTAATCCAAACATTGACGATCCTACAAGACAGCGAGCACAGGCATCTGTAGCTAATTTACCAAAGCCTGCAACTACTACTCCTGCAACTACTACTCCCGCAATTACTACTCCCGCATCAAATAACCCCTCTGCTAGCTCACCGGAGATAAAACCTGTGAATGGTTCTGTAAGTAGTCCTTTCGGTAATCGAATCAATCCAGTCACAGGTCAACCTCAATCTCATGCCGGTGTAGATATTCCTGCAGGCAAAGGAACACCTATAAAGGCTCCAATATCGGGAAAGGTCACGCAGGCAACGCCTGAATCTCCTGTATGCGGGGGCACGATCGCAATTTCAAATGGTAAAATACAACATAGATTCTGTCACTGTTCTAATATCGACGTAAAAGTAGGACAAGAAGTTTCCCAAGGCGACGTCGTTGGGCTGACCGGCGGCAAAAAAGGTGATCCAGGAGCTGGCCGATCTACTGGACCCCATTTACATTGGGAAAAGAAAAACCTAGTAACTGGTCAACTAATGAACCCGGTAGCACTGGCATAAGGTAAAAAAATGAAAATACGTGATTTATTTGAAAGAAAGATAGGCAAGATTACTAAGCACGATCAGCAATCTAGCATCGGAATCAATACATATGGCGACATTGAGCACATCAGTGGAGACTATGTTTCATTTAAATTAGGGCAAGCAATGGCCATGGCTGACGGATCAAAGAAGCCGTTAGATATGGACGCAAAAAGTTGGCACGGTAAAAAGAAAACAGTACAGCCATTTTCGCCTTTAGAACAACAAATGTTTATACAGGCGGCCAACGCGGTGGGTGCAGACTTCCAAGATTTAAACAATGGTGATCTAAAAAGTAAAGAGTTAGACGACACCTACACTCAAAGTCCAGTATCGAACTGGAATCCACGTAATACATCCAAAAAATCCAAATAGCATTGACTTTGTAATCACTTTGTAATACAATAAAGTATCAGTTAGGGGATACTATGATTATTGGTGTGTGCGGTTTTATTGGGTCCGGCAAAGATACTATTGCTGACTATCTAACAAATTTCCACGGTTTTAGACGAGAAAGTTTTGCCAACAGTTTAAAAGATGCTGTTGCCCAAGTATTTGGTTGGGATCGTACAATGCTAGAAGGACGCACTACACAAGCTCGTGCATGGCGCGAACAAGTAGATCCGTGGTGGGCAGAACGTTTAAAAATGCCTACCCTGACTCCACGTTGGGTGCTACAACATTGGGGCACAGAAGTATGTCGTAAGAGCTTCCACGATGATATTTGGATCGCTAGTTTAGAAAACAAATTACGTAACAGCAAAGATGATATTGTTATTAGTGACTGTCGTTTTCCTAACGAAATTAAATCAATTAAGGCCGCAGGAGGCCTTGTAATACGGGTTTCCCGTGGCCCGGAACCCGAATGGTACGATGATGCTATTAATGCTAACAAGGGTGATGCTGGCAATTTCTCGTGGGCAACTAGCAGGAATAGACTTGAAAAATTAGGTATTCATGCAAGTGAAACTGCTTGGGTAGGAACTAAGTTTGATGCCGTGTTAGATAACAATACTACAATTGATGACCTGTTTGAACAAGTTAAAAATCTGGTCGAAGATCACCCCGTCTCCAAGGTAGCTTGAGTTTATGAAGTATGCGCTGGCAATTAGCGCATACTGTTTTTAGGTTTCCAAATTTACAATTATTTGGGTCCCCGTCGACGTAGTATACGTTAAATTGCTCTTGATATTTCCCAGTAAAAGAACAACGGTCGCAGGTATCTTTTTTCTTATAGCCGGCTAACTCCCATTTAGACTTTCCTATATGTCGGCCTCTGGAACAGTGGTCACACATAGTTCTGTAGAATATCCTACCTTCTTTACGGTAATTGATAGCAACAGGTCTCTCGTTACACTTTTTACACAAACTTCTAATCATACCCGCCCTTTTTATGCCCTTTTCATAGGTATTTAACCTACTGAAATCCGGAACAACCACTAAATACTGATACAATAAAAACCATTGTATGGGAGATGGAAAGAATGGCCACATTAAATTCACCAGGCGTATCAGTAAACATTATTAACGAGAGTTTTTACACTCCAGCGGCACCGGGAACTGTGCCTCTAGTTATCGTTGCCACTGGCGCCAACAAAGCAAATGCATCTAGCACAGGTACAGCACCTGGAACAACTAGTGCTTATAAGAGCAGAGTATGGACTATCACAAGTCAACGTGATTTAACTGATACTTTTGGAACACCAAAGTTTTACAGAGACGTGAACAACAATCCAGTTCACGGCGGAGAATTAAACGAATACGGATTACAAGCCGCTTACTCATTGTTAGGTGTGAGCTCAAAAGCCTACGTTGTAAGAGCAGATATAGATCTAACACAACTAGTACCGCAAGCCAGCGTACCAAATGGTCCTCCAGCATCTTCAAGCTACTGGTTTGACACTTCAAATACTAAATTCGGTATTTTTGAATGGAACAAGGCTACTGGAGTTTTCACAAATAAAGTTCCTACTATTATTGACGACTCTAATGCATCTCTTTATACAACAAACGGCGACGGCATAACACTTAAATCAAGTTTTGGCGCTGTTGGATCATATGTTATTACAACAGATAAAGGTAACCGCAACCTAACTAGCTACAAGAATAGCGACGGAACTTGGGTTTCTGTTGGATCATCTGGTGAAACTGCTTTTGCTAGTAATGCAAACGTTTCTACTTTTGTTTCAACTACATGGCAAACAAGCTGGCCAGCAGTAAAAGGAACAACGACAAGTCCGTCATTCTTAACTGCGGCAGGTAATCTTACAATTAACTCTAATAATATTGCAGTTACAACAGCTTCGACTGTTGCAACAATCGCACAGAGCATCAATAGTACTTTAAGAACTAGCGGCATTGGTGCAAAGGTTAATAGCCAGAATCAATTAGAGTTGTATGTTGATGCAACTCCTGGTCAAATTACTCTAACAGGTACAGCGTCTACATTAGCCGCGGCAGGCCTAGTGGCGAGTACATACGCAGGACCTGCGTTAACACTTGCTCCACATACACAATACCCAGATTACTCCGTAAAACCTTCTGGATCTGTTTATGTTAAAACAACTAGCCCAAATGACGGTGCAAGCTGGACATTAAAACAATATAGTGCAACTGCACAAGCATTTAATCAAGTAGCGGCACCAATTTATGCTACCGCAGAAGATGCGATCTATGGAATCGACAAAACGGGCGGTACAAAGATTGCTGTAGGTACATTATTTGTAGAAGCAAACTTTAATCATGGCAACGGTACAGCAACGACTAGTAGCAACTACTCTAAGTTTGTTGATTTCCGTATCCAACGACGTGCGGCAGTTAGTCCAACGACTATTACTAGCGAAGTTAAAACAGTTGCACCTGTTTTACCTAATGGTGCTGTATTAACAATTAAAGAAAGCCTAGCTAATCAATATCTATTAGACAACGAAAAGTCCATCACATTAAATGGAACTACTATTGAAGCACTAGTAACACAAATTAATGCCGCAGGATTTACAAACGTTTCTGCATCAGTTAACGGTGACAGAACAATTAGTATTAATCACAGATTAGGTGGCGAAATTAAATTCGGCGATAATAGCGGAATTTTAAATGCGGCTGGATTTACAGCGTATGCTTATAATTCAGGTACAGATACTTGGGCAGGCAGTGAAAATTACTATGCGGCAGGATCTAAAGAAGTTGACGGTTATGACTTTAAAGCCAGTAACTGGGAACCTTTAGTGTATACTGCTAGTTCTAGTGCTCCTTCAACATCTCCAGAAGATGGCCAATTATGGTACAGTTCAGTAATCGACGAAGTTGATATTATGTACCATAACGGTACTACATGGAAGGGATACAAAAATGCATTCCCAACATCAAATCCAACCGGCCCGATCCTTGCGGCCAGCGAGCCAACAACACAAACAGATGGTACAGCACTAGTTAATGGCGATATCTGGATTAAAACATCTAATATTTCCGAATACGGACAATATATCTATATATTCAACGGTGTAACATTACGTTGGGAAGAACAAGATGTAGCAGATCAAACTAGTCCGAATGGTTGGGTATTTGCAGATGCTCGTTGGAGCGGTGCAGGCGACGATGTTAATGCAGATTCTATACAAACCCTATTATCGTACGATTATGTTGATCCAGATGCTCCTAATCCAGCACTATATCCACGTGGCACACGGTTATGGAATTTACGTCGTTCAGGATTCAACGTTAAAAAATACGTAATGAATCATATTGACATTTACAGCAACAACGGTACTAATGCTCGTTACAATGACGAGCCGATGGACGGTTCTAATGCAACTACTCCATACAATCCAGATCGTTGGGTTACTGTAAGTCCTAATCAAGAAAACGGCGCTGGCTCTTTTGGCCCACACGCACAACGTAGTTTTGTTGTTGCTTCATTAAAAGCTGAAATTGATACTAATCAACAGATTCGCGATACTGATACGTTGATCTACAATCTAATTGCTTGCCCAGGATACCCTGAAGTAATTCAAAACATGATTGGATTAAACACAGATCGCGCTCAAACAGCGTTTGTTATTGGCGACACACCATTCCGCTTACCAGCTACTGGTACAGATTTAGCGGCATGGGGTAGCAACAGTAACAACGCACTTGATAATAATGAAAAAGGTGGCGTTAGTTACGACGAGTACATGGCTATGTTCTACCCAAGCGGTTATACAAACGATAATCTAGGAAACTATATTGTTGTTCCGCCAAGTCATATGATGTTACGTACATTCATCACAAGCGATCAAAAGAGCTACCAATGGTTTGCTCCAGCAGGATCACGTCGAGGTGGTGTTGATAATGCTACAGCAGTTGGTTATATTAGCACTGAAGGCGAGTTTACACAAGCCGCATTACCGCAAGGTTTGCGTGATGTATTAGCTGGTGTTAAAGTTAACCCAATTGCAACACTTAACGGTGCAGGCATTTTAAACTTTGGTAATTACAGTCGTGCAAGAGCATCTAGCTCATTAGACAGAATTAATGTTGCACGTCTTGTAGCATTCCTACGTAGACAGTTAGATGTTTTAGTTCGTCCATTCCTGTTCGAACCAAATGACCAGCTAACACGTAACGAAGCCAAAAACGCAGTTGACAGTTTCTTGTTAGAATTAGTAGGTCAACGTGCATTATACGATTACATCGTAGTGTGCGATGAAAGCAATAATACTCCTACCAGAATTGATCGTTCTGAGCTATGGATTGATATTGCTGTTGAACCTGTCAAAGCAGTCGAATTCATTTACATCCCAGTTCGCTTGCTAAACACTGGCGCAATTAAGTCAGGTAACTTTGGCCTACAGACCAACGGTTAATGGGAATGGTAAATATTAAGGAACAAGGAGCACATATATTATGGCTATCGCAGGATTAAGTAAATTATCAGTACCAGTACCGCAGAGTAATCAAAGTCAAGGTCTGTTAATGCCAAAACTAAAGTACAGATTTCGTGTACTTTTTGAAAATTTTGGTGTAAGCAAACCAACTTCAGAAATGACTAAACAAGTTGTTTCAGCAGGCCGTCCGCAAGTTACGTTCGACCAAGTTGAATTACATGTTTACAACTCAAAAGTAAAGTATGCTGGTAAACATAGTTGGGAAGACGTTTCGATCGTTCTTAGAGACGATGCAACCAACCAAGTTATGAAACTAGTAGGCGAGCAATTACAGAAACAGTTTGATTTCTTTGAACAAAGTTCTGCAAGCTCTGGTATCGATTATAAGTTTACAACTAAGATTGAAATCTTAGATGGTTCTAATGGCGGAAATTATCAAGGTGATCAAAGCGTACTAGAACAATTTACATTGTACGGTTGCTACCTAAAACAAGCTCAATATCAAGGAGCAGATTACAGCTCATCTGAGGCAATGGATATTACATTATCTATCGCTTACGATAATGCACTACAGTCAGGACGAGGCGGTGCAAGAGTAGGTATTGGTTCAGAAGTAGCAAGAACTATTAGAACTCTAGCTACTGGCTAAAATTTAAATTACAGTTAGTATTAAAAGACCTGTATAATAACGGGTCTTTTTTTACGACTAAATATTACTATGCCAAACATTGTTGATTACTTAACCGAATTTTTTGATACCGGAGATCAGTTACGCGATTTCCAACATGCAACCCGTCTGTACCTCGATAATAACTATGCACTAGCACCAAAAACTAGTTGGATGTATTACGTGGTCTTTTCCATTGACCCTAGTGCTATAACAGAAGCACAATGGAAAAATCAAAGACGCGATTATGAAGCTGGTATGCTTGTTAAGTCGTGTGACTTACCTAAGTACCAAATACAAGTCGACACACTAAATCAATATAATAAAAAAACTAACGTACAATCAAAGATCACTTATCAACCTATTAGTTTTTCTTTCCACGATGATCAAAGTAATATTACAAATAGTCTATGGGTTAATTACTATCGTTATTACTATAGAGATACGTGGTATGGTCAAAAGGTGGGTATGTTGGACCAACTATCAAATAAACCGGCTGGTTATAAAAATAACAAGTATCAACCTATTGATTCTTATACAACGGGTCCCGACGGTCGCGCCGGCACCCCAGGGATGTATGGACTAAACAACAATCAAAGCAGACCATTTTTTAATGCGATTACGATATATCAGTTAAATCAAAAACGTTTTACGAGTTATGTAATTATTAATCCATTAATTACCGCATGGGAACACGATCAATTAGATAATTCTCAAACTAATAAATTTGCATCAAATAAAATGACTGTAGCATATGAAACAGTATTCTACGGCGAAGGCAAAGTAAGACGCGATGCTCCGACCGGATTCGCTACGTTCCATTACGATTTAACACCGAGCCCATTAAGTATTGCAGGCGGTGGCACAAATACTATTTTTGGACCTGGCGGTGTTATATCAGGTGTTAATGATATATTCGGTGAGCAAGATGGTTTATTAAGCAGAGGATTAAGCGGCAATCCTTTGAATTTAATCGGAGCGGTCTCTTCAACTGGAAATTTATTACGTAATGCTAGAAATATTACAACCGCAGGACTACGGGCAGAAGGACAAAGTATTTTAAATTCTGCACTACAAGGCGCTCTTGGTGGACTCGGCGGTGGCGCTACTGGATTTTTAAATGGAGGTCTGGGTTCGTTAAGCTCGAGTTTAGGCTTTGGACCAAAGACGGGCACGATATTAGTAGGTTCAAATTTTATACCTAATAAAGCAACAGCATCACCGGGCGATGTCGCCCCAACTGCACCAGCATCTACGACTGGAGTTAACAATACTGCCGCACTCGAAGCTAGACAAAACACAACATATTATAGTTCAGATGATATAAAACAATTGAATACCGAAGAAGAGGTACAAGGAGCATTAGATGCCCAAACGTCAAACGCAAAACAAATTCAAGAAAGATTAGACTATAGTAAATCGGTTGATGCAGAAGTACAACAGAAATATAAAGATGCAATACAGACATCCGGACAAGCAGAAGCCGATGCTATCCGTGCTCAGTATGCTTCGAAAGGATATGAAGATCCTGTAAAATTAGAAGCTAATCTAAAACTTAATACAGAAAATCAAGTAGACCTTGAAAGAAAATTAATATCAATCTTAGAAATCAAATAATATGTTAGTATACAACAACATTCCAAAAAAGACAACCTCAGATAGTGCAAATGCCTCAAGAACAGGCCTTGCAAACTTTTATAGCAACGAACTTCCGATGAATGATGCAGACTTTACTGCAATGCTAGGTTTTTTTGAAAGCCGAGGGTTTAGTAAAGAGTCATCAGAAACGATTGCATACATTATGTTCTTACAGGCAAGAATTGACGGATACAATCCTTTTGATGTTTTGTCAACAGTTAAGGATTTAAATGGCACAGAACTTACAGCACTAGTTACAGAAATTTTAAATTTTAATCGATTCAAAACAAGTTTTTTAGGATTATCAACAACCTATTCTACAGAATCTGAAGTGCAAAAAGAGATACTGCCTTGAGTTTAAGATTTGCAAAAGGTCAATACAACCTTAAAAACCCGGACAAGTATATAGGTACAGGGCAACCTACCTATAGATCTAGCTGGGAACTAGCAGTTATGCGAATGTGCGATAACAACCCATCTATACAGCAATGGGCTAGCGAAAGTATAAAGATTCCATATAGAGATCCGCTAACTGGAAAACAAACAGTTTACGTTCCGGACTTTTTAGTTGTATTCATTGACAAAGACATGAACAAACGTGCAGAGCTTTGGGAAATTAAACCAGCAAATCAGCAGATTAAAGAGAAGGTAGGAAAGAACCCTTATAACCAAGCTCAATATATTAAGAATATGGCCAAATGGCAAGTAGCAACACAATGGGCACAATCAAAAGGGCTTAAATTTCGGGTTTTAAACGAAACTGATATTTTCCATCAAGGCGCCTTAAAACGATAAGTAAAAATATGACTAAGAAATTAGAAGAACTTTTAAACATTTCGCCTGCTGAAGATGCTCCTTTAGAAAAGCCAACTGTTACCCAAGTTGAAACACATATAAGTTTACAACAGAACTTAGAAGAGTTTGATAAAATTTCAGCCGCTCTTCCAAAAGTAGAGGGACTCGGGCATATAAGCGACTCAGAATTAGATGCGCTTGCTACTAAAGCAGAACAAGCATATGATGATTTAATGGACCTAGGTATGCAAGTAGAAGCAAGATATGGTTCGCGTATGTTTGAAGTTGCGGGTAATATGTTAAAAACAGCAGTAGAGGCTAAATCAGCTAAAATTGATAAAAAACTCAAAATGGTTGAACTACAGCTCAAGAAGCTAGCAATAGATAAAAAAGATAATCCCGGCGGCGACAACGGAGTCGTAGCAGGCGAAGGATACGTGATTTCTGACCGAAATAGTCTCCTGGCAAAACTTAAAAACATGGATAAATAAAGGGTAGGAATTAACTATGAAAACATTTAAAGAATACCTGGCAGAATCAAAAAAGACTTA